AACTTTCCTTAATAATAACTCATTGGGTAACATACCAAGAGCAAATACCACATTATTCATCAAATATCGTATTGGTGGTGGTAAAGAATCAAATCTTGGGGTTAATGTAATAACATCGATAGATACAATTGATTTTGCATTAAATGGTCCAAATTCAACAATAAATGACCAAGTATATCAATCATTAAGAGTTACAAATATAACACCTGCAGTGGGTGGTGCTGATTCACCGACCATAGAGGAAATTAGAAATATGGTAGCATATAACTTTGCAGCACAAAACAGAGCGGTAACATTAAATGATTATAAGTCTTTAATTGAAACAATGCCATCGACTTACGGAGCACCTGCTAAGGTTAGTGTGATGGAAGAAGACAACAAAGTGAGAATTAAATTATTATCATACGATAGTGAAGGTAATTTAACAGATATTGTATCTAACACACTTAAGAATAACGTATTAAACTATTTGTCTAAATTTAGAATGTTAAACGACTTCTTAGACATTATGAGTGGTGAGGTTATTGATTTAGGTTTAGAGGTTGATTTAGTAGTAAATAAAAACGAAAGTCAAAGTGATGTATTAAAAGAAACTGTTAATACCGTAACAAACTTCTTTGCTATCGACAAAAGAAAAATGGGTGACCCGTTGTTTGTTGGTGACTTAATGAGAGAAATTGGTAACGTAACAGGGGTTGTGAATGTCGTGGATGTTAGAGTATTTAACAAAATCGGTGGAAAATATTCATCAGCCGAAATCTCTCAGGCTTATAAGGACAATATCACAAAAGAAATATTACAATTCGATTCGACCATATATATGAAATCAAATCAGATTTGTCAAATCCGATTCCCACAAAGTGATATTAAAGTCAGAGTAAAAACTTTAACTTCGGCTACATATTAATTTGTTTTTTAGTTATCTTATAAGAAAACCATTGAGTTTCTATTTATTATAAGATGATACAAAAACATAGAATTCATACCAACATTGGAGAAGACCAATACATTAAATTTGAAGTCAAACAAGATTTCGATTTATTGGAATTGTTGTCTTTAAAATTATCTCAAAGGGATGTATACACATCGTTATGTGCAGACTATGGTGTTGTTTGTGGTAGACTTACCGTAAATAATGGTTTTGGAGTACCAAATGCACGAGTTTCAATTTTCGTACCGTTAGACGATGACGATGTAAATGACCCTGTAATATCAGCGTTATACCCATATACTGAAGTTTCAGTTAAAGACGATAATCATTATCGATACAATTTATTACCCGCAAGAAGACAACACAGCGGACACGCAGCAACAGGAACATTCCCTGACCAAACAGATATTTTAGATAGAGAAGAAGTTTTAGAGGTATATGAAAAATATTACAAGTACACCGTAAAAACAAATAGTGCGGGTGACTTTATGATTTGGGGGGTACCATTGGGTGAACAAATCATAGTATGTGACGTGGATTTGTCAGACATTAGTTGTTTCTCATTAAGACCTGATGATTACTTAAGAAAAGGATTCGGTTTAGAGGAATTTAAATCTGCTTATGAATTTAAGGCTAGTGTCGATATTGACTCACTTCCACAAATTAAAACATTTAGAAAAACAATTGAAGTTTATCCTTTTTGGGGTTCTGAAGATTTATGTGAAATTGGTATAACAAGAACCGATTTTGATTTATCGGACCAAGGAGTTAAAATTGAACCAAAGGCTTACCTTATTGGAGGAACTTATACAGATGGTAGAGCGGGAGTCAAAGCAAATTGTAGTATTAAAAGAGATAGTAACAAAAAATGTGATTTAACGACAAAGGCGGGTAAAATAGAAATGATTCGTTTTACTGCGGAATACGACTCCAACAACAGACCGATTTTAGAAGTGTATGATGTAAAAGAAGATATTACCGATGACGGTTCATTTATTGTGTCATTACCAATGAATATGGATTTTGTTTACACAAATGAATTTGGTGAAAACGAATATTCCAATGACCCAAACAAAGGTATACCAACATCAGGATGTTATCGTTTTAGATTTACAACACAACAACAAGGTACTGCTCAAATATTAGTACCGAATATTAGAGAATACACCACAAGAATTGATATGTCGTACGCTTGGTCCAATAACTATAAAGATTACCCACCGGAAGCGTTAAGTTTAATATTAAATACTGTTGATGGATTCTACGTACCACAAGATTATTTTTATAGATTTACATATAATAAAGTTTTTACGGTATCATCATTTCATAATTCATACTTTAAAAATTCATTATCAACTCTTTCAGGTCAATTATTGGGATTGAAAGAAATTGCACCACCAAGAGAGTCTGATTGTGAAAATTCAATCGTTACACCACCGGTTAATTTCGGTTTTAGAAATTATACAATTAAATTATTAATTGCGGATGTATTATTATTCTTTGAACAGTTAGCAACTGTATCTGGTTTTATTTTTAATAATACAATAGCTAAAATTTTTCATAGATTTTCAGATGCTACGAATTTTTGGCCGATTAAGTCTGTTAGTAGGGCGTTAAGAAGATACGCTTACGGAATTCAAGATGGTGGACAAAGAGAATTGTTTTTAATTGATTATCCTTCTTGTCTTGAATGTAATAAAGATAATGAATACGGTACTGTGGGCGGTTTAGGAAATGCTATCGATTATTGTGAGGTTGGTACAGTAACCATTCAAGGTTCATCTACTGAATCACCAAGAACAGTAACTGCAAGTAATTTTGTATTCTCTAATCCCGACCCAACAGGAATATGTTCAGGAGCAACAGTTCCAAGTGATTTAACAAATTTTTTAAATAATCAAACAAATTATATTTTAACAACAAGTAGTAACGGGGTTCTTTTAACTGGTACTACTATTTTCACATCAGGAGCAACAATAACTTTCAATGATACTTCAGGATTGTTCAATGAGACAATAACATATACCGCAATAATTAGAGATAAAAACGCATCATCAGTTGAAGCAACCACAACAGATATATTGGAGGAGGGTTGTGCAATTTATGACACACCATATGATGAATCCTTAGTTCAGAAATATTATGTTGCACCAAATAGAACCGAAAAAACACCTGCACAATATACCGCAGGTATGGATGTACAGGCTACCTTAATATCTGACGTTGATGGTAGTAATAAACCATTACCGACAATATATGACGGAGAAACCTATACACCAAGAACACCATCAGGACAATCTGAATTTACTAATGGTATTTTTTATATGATTCCTGGCACTATGTCAAATCGTAGAGTGGTTAACATAATGAAAGAATATAGAAGACGTAGACGTATGTCTAAATTATTTTGTTCGGGAGTGGTAAACTATTCATTCGTAGATAATTGGTTATCAGGTTCTTTATATTTCTTTACATTTGAAACACAAAAAAGATTTTTATTTTGGAGTAAATCTGCTTGTTGTGAACAATTAATTAGAAGAACAGTACAAACTAATTTAGAAACAAACCAAAGTGAATCACATTATTATTATAGGTCAACACCATATAATAACAGCACAGGTGTTTGGGGTGTATCATTTAATGGTTCGAGAAAAAGAATTAACAGACCAACAACTATTGTTGATTTAGGTCCGAGAGATGAATTCATAAGAGAAATATGTGTAGACCCAAATCTTGACCCTAACTGCTCTGTGTCAAGAGAAATAGGACCAACTTCTTATAAAGATTTTGGTGAGATTCTTGGTATGGCAATTAACTACAGAATGGATGTTAGTAACGCTAATTTCGACTTAAGAAATTTCTTTGATAATAATGGATTTTATAATAATGGAATAAGAAGTGCTTTTGATGGAGATTTATTACAATTAATATCAATTAATAATGAGGTAGGTATTGAACAATTTGATTTACAAAGCCCAAAATATATTGGATATAGTTACCAAATATTAGACCCTGAATTATATCCTGATGTTTTCAAAAGAAACGGAGTTTGGGGACCATTACCAATCACTATGGAATTTTCTGAAGATGGTGAAAGAGTAAGGGCTTGTTTAAATGAACCAACACATATTGCAAATGATGGAGTAACACAAATACAAGGTCGATTAACTGAATCATCACAACCGGTACCATTCTTCTTATGGGATAAAAAGGGTACAGGATTTGGTGCATATAATACTGAAACTCTTGATGACCAATCTTGGGATATTTCAAATGTTCAAGTACAACCTTTACAAGGTATGACATACGCATATAATGTGACAGGAACCACTGATGATTCATCAGACAAATACTTGTTATTACCAATAACTTATGATTTTACAGGAACCTCAGTATCAACACTTAATGTTGTTGACGATGAAGGTTTTGCGTATGATGCTGTTATTTCAGGAATTACAGGAAATGAATATCATCAGTATGATTCACAATATCCAGGTTATACTGTTTTACAAGTAACTTCAGGAACATTAGACAATCCATCTTCAGGAACTTTATACACTCGTTATGGTAATGCAGGAACTTGGAATGGAATTCCTTGGACAACATCCACAGATTTCTTCATTAGAAGAACACAAGATTATTATAGTGGAACTAAACAAATTCTATCAACTCCGTTTATGTTTCACTTTGGATTAAAACCTGGTAAAACTGGTCTCGATAAATTTATTGATAGGTTTGGACCTAAGGGTGCATTTAAATCAACAGACTTAACGTAATGGAAAAGAGAAAAATTATATTACCTGAAAAAAGGTTTCACAAAGCATCTTCCGAAGACCAAATTCTTCAAGTTAATTTTGAAGAAGGTAAGAGTTTATTAACTAATGATGATAGAGATATTATTTTAGATATTAATGAATTATTTGGTCAAGAAAGAAATGATAGTAAAAGATACAAGTTGTATGGTAAAATAAAGATGGTGTTCAGAAATATGTACAGCGGATTATCAAGTTATCTTCCATTGTCTGAAGAGTTAGCATTAGTTGGTGATGGTGATGACGGAGAATTTGATGGTTACTTACCATATAACGAGTTTGCATTCTTAAGGAATGATGTATACAGAGAAAAACCTAACGATATAGATGTTTCAGACTTAAGTACATTTACAGGAATTACAGTAACAAAAACAGGAGACATAACTCACCAATTGATTACACCAATGAATGCTCCATATCACAATTGGAATATTCACGTATCATATGTGTACGACCACGATGAAAACTATCCGATGAAATATACATTATCGGGAAATACAACATTAAGTTTTGTTAGTGGTAATGGTATACCATTTAGAATTACCGATAACAATGCAAGTTATAGATTGACAAGTCCTGTTGACCACGGAATGAGCGAAGGTGAATTTATTATATTAAATGGATATCCATATTATATAAATTCAATTGGTAATGAATATTATAATTCTGAATTATATGTTTTAGATATTTTAAAATCTCAAATACCATCAGGTACTACAACATTTAATAATACATTAATTACAGGTAAAAGATGTATTGATTCTAAAAACATTTCAGGAACAACATCAACTTATTATGTACACAAACATAAAACGGCAACTAATTCAGGAGATTACATTTTAGATAAAGCGGGTTTTGAAAGTCCTATATTCGAAGATGAAAGAAAATTAGTTTTTGAAAATATATCAGGAGCTAATGATGTATTGGTTGAAAGAAATAGAATGGAATCAGTTCTTTATGATTTTAAAGAACCATTTGTTTTAACAGGACTAACCAATAATTTAAATTATGAACCTACTGATTTATATGTAACAATATTGTTTAGAAATGGTAATGGTTATTTTGATTATCCACCAAAGGTAGGATGGAAATTTAATTTACATAATACTTGGATAGACAATCATTTTGACGGTTCAAACAAAACTCAACCACCGTACGAATCTGGTTTAGGATTAGGTACATCATTTACTAAAAGTGGAATCACATTCACTAGTGGAAATACAATACCTGTTGGTACGGTATTAACAGGTGCATTTATTGAATATAATCCATCGACAATAAAGGAAAGAGTTATTTCAGAATCGATGTATAGGTTAACAAACCCAACAAACATTTTCAATTTTAACCAATCAGTTACAGTTGAAGGGTTTTCAGGAGCGACCTCGACAAATATGTATGGAGTATTATATCAACCACATTATCG